CTGACAGGAGGCGACCATGCCTTACAACCCGCTACTCGGTCGAGCGCCCACCCCGGAAGAGGAGGAAGCGGCACGGCAACGCATGCGGGGCTTTTTCCAGCCGACGCCAGCGGGTACGGCGGCCGTGCAGGGCTCGCCCGAGGCGTTGCCCTCCTACCAGAACGTCACCAGCAACTACGCCACCAACCCGCAACACGTTGCTGCGGTCGCTGCGCTCCCCAAGGTAGCGCCCTCTGGGCGCTCGGGTGCGATGCCTGCAGACTTCGAGGCCAAGCAGCGCCAGATCTACAAGGAAGTCACCGGGCAGGAGTACAAGCGTGGCGGCGCGGTGAAGAAGGCGGCACCGGCCAAGCCGGCAGCGAAGCCGGCACGCAGTGCCAAGCCGGCAGCCAAGGCGAGCAATTTCCGGCGAGGCGATGGCCTTGCTCAGCGTGGCAAGACCAAAGGTCGAATCGTTTAAGGACACCCGACATGGCAACCAAGAAGTTCCCCCCGTTCCTCGGCAAAGAGACCCCGGCTGAGGAGAAGAAAGAGATGAAGGTCAAGAAGGCGTCGCCGGCCCTGTACAAGAAGGCCGAGATGGCTGAAGGCGTGCACGGCAAAATGAAGAAAGGCGGCAAGGTGGCCAAGTACGCACGCGGCGGCGGTGTCGAGCTCAAGGGCAAGACGCGCGGCAAGGTGTGCTGAGAGGCTGACGCGTGACTACGACCGGCACAGCAGCATTCAATCTGGACTTTGCAGAAATTGCCGAGGAGGCTTTTGAGCGGGCCGGGGCTGAACTTCGTACCGGGTATGACTTACGCACAGCGCGTAGGTCGTTGAACCTTCTACTTGCTTCGTGGGCTAACCAAGGCTTGAATTTGTGGACCATCGAGCAGGGGTCCATCCCGCTCGTGACGGGCACATCCACTTACGATCTGCCGGTAGACACGGTCGACCTTATCGAGCACATGATCCGCACGGGCAACGGCAACGCCTCCACGCAGATCGACCTGCCGCTGTCGCGCATCAGTGTCTCGACCTACGCTGCGATCCCCAACAAGATCCAGCAGGCCCGGCCCATCCAGATCTACATCGACCGGCGCTCGGGCGCTACCACCCCCTCGGGTGTGCAGTATCCGCAGCTCACGGTCTGGCCTGTGCCCGACCCGTCCAACGTGTACACGCTCATCTACTGGCGGCTGCGCCGGATGCAGGACGCAGGCAACGGCACCAGCACATTCGATCTGCCCTTCAGGTTCCTGCCCTGCCTCACCGCCGGGCTCGCCTACTACCTTGCGCTGAAACTGCCGGGTGGTCTGGAGCGCCTCGGCGTGCTGAAGGAACAGTACGACCTCGCATGGCAGGCTGCGTCCGATGAGGACCGCGACCGCTCGTCTGTGCGCTTCGTGCCGCGCATGTACCGGATGACCTGATGTCGACGAAGTTCTCCTCCGGCCGCTGGGCCATAGCCCAGTGCGATCGCTGCAGCTTCCGGTTCAAGCTCACGGTGCTCAAGCGCCTGACCATCCGGGACAACACCGTCAACATCAAGGTGTGCCCGGAGTGCTGGGAGCCGGATCATCCGCAGTTGAAGCTGGGCAAGTACCCGGTGCAAGATCCGCAGGCAGTGCGTGACCCCCGACCGGACACAAGCTACCCGCAGAGCAGGGACATCAGCTGGGGTTGGGCACCGTTGCTCAACGCTGGCGCTTACGCAACAGGTGCTGTCGGCACCGTCACTGTCTAGGAGTCACCATGGCCAAGGATGCAATGAAGGCGCTTGAGGCGCACAAGAAGACGCCGATCGGGCGCGCTCACCCCAAGGGCTTCAAGCGTGGCGGCGTTACAACGCTCGACGCCAAGAAGTACGGGCGCAACATGGCGCGCGTCATGAACCAGCGGAGCCCGACCAAATGAAGACCAACCAGCCCAAGCCGGTCCCGGTCCCCAACACCGCTGGCTACCCCAACAACGTGCCCAACACTCAGACGGTGCAGACACGCGGGGGTGGCGCGGCCACGCGCGGCACCAAGTCAAGCAAGAAGCTGGGGTAAGCCTTGGACTACGCCGGCCTCTCTGCAGCAATTCGTGCCTACACTGAGAACGAAGAGACCTCGTTCGTCGCCAACATCCCGGTGTTCGTTCGCAACGCAGAGCAGCGCATCTACAACTCGGTGCAGCTCCCGGCGCTGCGCAAGACCGTCACCCTGCAGACACTGGGTGGTGGCGAGACGTTGACCCTGCCCGCTGACTTCCTGAACATCTACTCGATCGCGGTCAACAACGGCACGGACCTTGAGTACCTGCTCAACAAGGACGCGAGCTTCATCCACTCGGCGTACCCGGCGAACCTGACGACAGGCTTCCCGGCTTACTACGCCATCTACGACACCAACGAGGTGATCTTCGGGCCGACTCCTGACGCGGGCTACGACGTGGTGCTGAACTACGCGGCCTACCCGGAGTCGATCGTGACTGCTGGCACCACGTGGCTGGGTGACAAGTTCGAGTCGGCGCTGCTCTACGGCTCGCTAATCGAGGCGTACACGTTCATGAAGGGCGAGGACGACATCATCAAGCTGTACTTGGCTCGCTACGGCGAGGCGATGACGCTGCTCAAGCAGCTGGGCGACGGCAAGCTGCGCCAAGATACCTACAGGTCTGGCCAGTTCCGCCAGCCTGTGCAGTGAGGCGCTGAATGATTACGCAGTCCATGTGCACGTCGTTCAAGCTGGAGCTGCTGACAGCGACGCACAACTTCACAGTCGACACGTTCCGGCTTGCGCTCTACACGGACGCAGCTGACCTCAGCGCGGCCACCACCGCTTACTCGGCGACGGGCGAGGTGTCGGGCGGCAGCTACGTGGCAGGGGGTGTGACGTTGACCGTTGTGCCGCCCACGTCTGCAGGGACCACGGCGTTCGCCAACTTCGCTGACACGACCGTGCCGTTCACCGGCACCGCGCGCGGTGCGCTCGTCTACAACGCCAGCAAGGCTAACCGGGCAGTGATCGTGCTGGACTTCGGGGCGAACAAGGTGGCGAGCGGCTCGCTCCCCATCGACTTCCCGGCGTTTGACGCATCGAACGCCATCATCAGGATCGCGTAACCATGGCAAGTAGCTACAGCACCAACTTGAAGATCGAGCTCATCAACCCGGGTGAGCAGAACAACACGTGGGGTGCGACGACCAACAGCAACTTCTCGAACGCGTTCGAGTCGGCCATCGTGGGCGTCGGCACGGTCAACTTTGCAACTGACGCCAACACCACGATCACGCTGACCGATCAGGTGGCTGCCACTGTTCAGGTTGCCCGCAACCTAGTGCTGACACTGACAAGCACGGGCTCGCTGTCGGCTACGCGCGACCTCATCGTCCCCAACGTCAACAAGCCGTACATCATCTTCAACAACACCTCGGGCAGCCAAGCCATCCGAGTGAAGACGGCGGCCGGCACGGGGATCACGGTGGCAAACGGCGCGCGCACGCCCGTGTACTGCGACGGCACCAACGTCAACCAGCAAGCGACCGACTTCCCCAACCTGTCCGTGGGCGGCTCGACGGTAGCCAACACGTCCGGTGCGCAGACGCTCACCAACAAGACGATCAGCGGTGCCAACAACACGCTGAGCAATATCAGCCTAGCCTCTTCGGTCACCGGCACCCTCCCGGTTGCCAACGGCGGCACGGGGGTGACCAGCTCCACGGGTACGGGCAGCGTCGTCCTGTCCGCCTCGCCCACCCTCACCGGCACTCCGATCGCGCCCACTGCGAGCAACGGCACGAACACGACACAGATCGCCACGACTGCGTTCGTCTTCAACACGGTGGGGGCCATCTCGTCGGGTGTGACATCGTTCAGCGCAGGCAGCACGGGCTTCACGCCGTCTGGTGCGACGAGCGGTGCGGTGACTCTGGGCGGCACACTCGCAGTTGCCAACGGCGGCACGGGCGTCACGACCTCCACGGGTACGGGCAGTAACGTCCTGTCCGCCTCGCCTACGTTCACCGGTGTCCCGATCGCGCCCACGGCAGCAGGCGGTACGAACACAACCCAGATCGCCACAACCGCCTTTGTAACGGCAGCCGTGAGCGGTGCGACCGCAGGCGTCTCGTCATTCAGCGCAGGCACCACGGGTCTCACGCCCAGCACGAGCACGACGGGCGCAGTCACCCTGTCAGGCACGCTCGGTGTTGGCAACGGGGGCACGGGGTCCTCGACGGCTGCAGGTGCGCGGACTGCACTGAGCGTACCGGCAACGGATGGCTCAGGTGCCTCGGGGACGTGGAACATCAACATCAACGGTACGTCCGGGTCCACGACCAACGCGACGAACCTGT